CTCATGAACCCAAAACTGTTTTCCTATCATCATGGTGGTTTCTTGGGAACCTAAAACCCTTGGGAGAATATAATGAGTAAAGATACTAAGGTCGCTGAAGTACCTGTGGTTAAAGAAGTTGTTAAACCCAAAACTGCTGTCGATGAATCGCTCCTTGATAATCGTCGGGCAAATATAGAGAAGCAGCTTATTAATGAAAACGTCCCTGATGTTTCAATCCCAGATCCGAAGCCTGAGGAAACAAAGGCAGATGATCCTCCAAAAGAGGAAAAAGAGGTTGAAACAGACGTTGATGCCATTAAGAAATCTGTTCAGAAAAGAATTGGGAAATTAGTCGCACAGAAGAAATCAGTTGAGGAAGAATTGGCTGAAGTTAAGGCCGAGCTTTCTGAAATGAAAAATTCTGCGTCTAAACCCGCTGATGTTAAAAATTCTGAAGATCCGACTCCAGAGCAAGTAGAAGCTTATATATTAAGAATGAGGGAAGAGGGCAATGCTAAGGAAGAGATTGCCGCGACTCGATTTCTAATCAAGCTTGAAAAAGAACAAGCTCTTAAGGAAGTCAGAGAATCTCAGAATAAAACACAGACGGAGGCACAGGCCGCTACTGAAAAAACCAATTCTGAACTGAAAGCCCTTGCGAATGATTACATGGTCTATGATGAGGATGGTAACCCTGACGCATCATCTGACCTCACCCTTTCTAATAAAAAGGGGAAGTTGTTTACCATCGCAATGGAACTCTATAACGATCCAGAACTTCATAAGGATTTCTATAACGATCCTAACGTAGTTCATGGTTTTCGTAGAGCTGTCGCTGACGCTTACAGAGAAATTCATCAAAAAGGATTAATAAAAACTCCCAAGGGAGCTGAAATTATGCCAGGAAAGGTTGATCTTAGAAGATCACTTGCAGATCCAAGCACTGATTCTTTCGAAGATTCAGAACCTTCCAATAATTCCTCGCTCCTCTCTGATGCCGAAAAGGTAAGAGAAGAAATTAAAGCAAGGAAGAAAAATCGGTTTCCCCGAAACGCTTCCTAATACAATAACGGAGATTTAACATGGGACAACAGATATTCGCAACAAACTCACTCGGTGGGTTTTTCACGAATAACGAATTGTCTTCTCAAGTTCGTCATCTAGCACAAACGCAGCAAAAGTTTCGACAGTTCGTCGATATTGAACCCGCTGCTGGTGCTGGAAGAGGAAACAAAGTGTTTTTCGACAAAATTAGCAACATTGCTACTTCTGGCGGAACGCTTGTTGAGACAGACACAATTCCGAAGAGCAACTATACGATCACTCAGGGAACTCTGACAATCACGGAATATGGTAATAGTATTCCTTATACTCAGAAACTTAAGACCCTTGCAGAAATGCAAGTTCCTGAAACGATCAAAACTGTTTTGATGAACGATATGAGAGTTGTGTTGGATTCTGCGGCAGCGACCCAGTTTAAAACCAATGATTATATTGCGACCATCACAAACACAGCTACCACGACTTTTGGTACGGCAGGTGCAGCACTAGCAACCGCTGGCGCTAACATGTCTGACAAAAACGTGCGTGATATTGTTGATAAGATGAAGACGTTGCTTATCCCTAAGCGTGAAGGGGATGATTATGTAGCGGTTTGTTCTACCAACAGTATTCGAGGACTTTATGATTTCTTCGAAGCGAAAGCACAGAATACGACTATGGCTCCACTGCATCGCGGTGAAGTCGGTCGTTATTACGGCTGTCGTTTTGTCGAGGAAACTAACTTTCTCGTAAACACCGATGGGTCTAACGGCCTTTACGGTGAAGCTGTATTCTTTGGAGCTGATGCTGTCCGAGAGGGCATCGCAATTCCAGAGGAAATCCGCATTGCAATTCCTGGCGACTTTGGCCGTGATAACGGCATCGCTTGGTACGGATTACTTGGATTCCAGCAAGTTTGGGATTTCAGTACCGATGGTCAAACCAGAATCATCACAGTAGACTCACTCTAAGAAAGGGGGGATAACACTATGGCTACAGGATCAAAAGGTGGTAGAAGCTATTCTGACCCTTCTTACGGGTCGGTCAAAGTCACGCAGTTTGCTTTAGCGGCAACTGCGGGAACACGGGCAACAGCGATTGTCAGTTCCATTAAACCAATGAACCCGATTACCGTTACTGATTGGCAGATGACCAATACAGTTCTTGGTACGGGCGGTTCTTCTCAGTGGGTGTTAGCGGCTACGTCAGCGTCTGGCACGTCCGTTATTGGAACCATCATATTTGTCGGTACTCATGCCGCGAATGTGACAGTGGAAGGTTCGGCAACTGAAGTAACAGTTGATACAGGTGGATCACTCGACTTGTATTCTGTTCTCAGTACCGCCTCACCAGCATTGGCTTTCAACACGAAAGTAAATTATCGAGAGGCTTTTCAAGCTGGCGATAATTA